GTTCAATCCAAGCAGGTTAGCTACATAGGGGCTGTCAACAACTTGCAACAACTCGCCGCAGAGTCGCGCACTCTCCTCAAACTTGCCACTGTCGGCTAAAGCATGGGCGCGTTTCACGTCAGCTAGGAATTTTTTTTCAGGGGTGGTGGTGGTCATATTTTTCTCCAAGGGGGGGTGGGGTCTGTGTTTTTTCAGGGCTAGGGTCTGTGTGGGTATATATTTTTTTTACTTGGGGGCGCGTGTGATTTCAGGGGGGGTAGTTGCAAATGCGTCTCATTCTCAGTCAGATGCCTCTTACATAATTCACGTTATGCGACATACTGCAAATGATTATCATTCTCATTATCAAAAGCCTCCTCACGCGAGATGGTTGAGCCAGCGCGGTGTGTGTTTTCGCGCCCACGATATCTATCCCCTTTGTTTTCCGTAACAATTCCGCCCAGCACAATTTCGCTCCACAGCAAATAGTTGCTACGAGTTGCATGGCAGTCAATGGTTGCAAGCCTACTCATCATCCTCAATCTTAACGTCCTGAACTGTACCCTCAATGGTCTTAGCCTCACGCTCTGCAATACGTTCCTGCACGACCCTCAGATCATCTACAAGGCTGTGTTTATGCTCGACCTCTACCTTCTGATCAGTGCCATACATCCTCGGATAATACTTAGCCGCCCTCCACTTTTCAGTATCAATGTCTAGCCTAGCCGCTTGTATTGCTACATAAGCCACGTCCTTTGTAATCAGCCCATCCTTAGCATCCCTGACGACTTCTCTGACCTGTTCCTGTATGTCGTGTATCTTGGCATCGGCGAGAGCCGCCTTGCCTTCCATGACCTGTCTGTAACGCTCTCTGAGATCAGCATCCTTCTGTAGCCATCGCCAGAACGTGTTAAAGCTAGGCATGTCAACATCTTTGCCGACATGCTTTGCAGGACGATCCATGAGCCGCTTGAGAAACTCATCCTCGGTTTTCTTGTCCTTACCGATAAGCCGCTTTTTCTGATAGTGCTGTGGTAATTTCTTGTCAGTCATTATAGCTCCGTGTGATGAGGCAAGCCATGACCCATGGCTACCCACTGGTCAAAATTATATCTGTTAAGCACAGATTCATGGATATAACTGTGAATCATATCCCAATCATATCCCTCATGCTTGTACTTTGCATAATATTTCCTCGTCATGCTCTCAACAAAGCCCATCTGCGCTTCACTAAGCCCTCTATCAGCATAATTAGGCTTTTGCTGGCTCTGAGAGCGCGCAGGACGGCGACTAGCCTCTTTTCTGCACCAACCCTGCCAAAAAGCCGTAACGCTGTTATATGACGCTTTATTTCCGTTCTTCTCATCCCATAGGCGGATATCGGTTAATACCTCATTAGCATCTAATCCAAGTTCAGTTGCATAGGCGATGTCATCAGGTGTCGGTGTCCACTCAGATACCTTTTGCTTCTGATTTCCCTTTTTTGGGGCAATATAGTTATTATTGTTTATATAGTTATTATAGTTAGGCGGACACCTAGTGTCAGTACCTCCTGACAGAGCTGTGTCACCCCCTGACACACTGTCACCCCCTGACAGAGCTGTGTCAGTACCCCCCAGCATAGGAAGCCTGTAACAGCTCGTATCATTGAACCGTCTATCTATGGCTAAATAGCCCTGTTCTTGTAAATCTGTCAGCTTTCGCCGAATAGTCCTGTCACTGCACCCAGCAACGGTTGCAAGCCATTTCACTGAAGGCCAGCCAAAACCGCGCTCCTCGTTGTACTTGTCAGCAATACCGATTAACACCAGCTTTGCGATAGCATCGCTCATGTCCACCTCTAATGCCCAACTAACTGCTTTAATACTCATGACATTCTCCTCTCAGTTAATTTTTCCCATAAACTGCCTATTGGCAGTAGTTCGTCATGTTTCATGACCAATCTTTTGCCGTAACCATAGTCGTGTTCACTGCATAGTTGCAAGAATTTTGTTCGTCCAATCCAGCCGTTAACTCTCATTTCCTCATCTGTTATCTTACCGACTAGAATAGCCAAATCAGCCGCAAACTTATCAGCGTTGTCAAATATCAAGTCACCATATTCCCTGTTAGAAAACTTGACATCAACTGAAACGCCATCAATCCATAAATCTTTACCGCCATCAGTCACAATGTTAATTGTTGGCAGTGAACAGCCAAACATTCTAGCAACAACAAACTCAGCCTTAAAACCATGTATATTTGCCGCCAATCTTGACTGCTTATCATTTTCGAGGCGAGGCGATATCCCCATCATTTCTAGCAATTTTAATGTGTCCTGCGCCATGATAGTGGCACTGTGGCAATCTTCTTTGCTAATCCTGACTTTCACTAGCCCAACCCTCTCTCACCAGCATACACCAAGTCGGGAATGTAATGACCGCAGTGTTATCTTTCTCAGCAAAATCAGAGTTAATACTGGACAACCTGACAACACACTTTATCGGTTGCCTGTCGTATTTATAGATCAACACTGGTTCTGTGCCATTGGCATTTGCGGCAGACGTAACCTGTAACCACCACTCCGGCTTGTAATTGCCGCCAGCGTTACTTGCATATCGCTTGGCCTCGATTGTCCAGCCGTCAATATTGATGTCGCCCTGATCACTTTCACGGTATTGATCTAGGTTTCGCTTTACCTTCTGGTTACCTAATACATCACCAAGCTGGTCAACGATCATTTTGCATAATTCGTTTTCAAAGGCATGGCCTTTCCTGCGTCCATTTGTCATGTGTTCTACCCCTGCTAACTGTTGTACCCCTGCTAACCAAACCATTATATGGCCTCACCACCCAGCACCCAGTTCTCTGCCATGTCTTTAGCGGATTGCTCGGAGTGACGTGATACCCAATTCTCTGAAACAATAGCGGAATCCCTGATAAACATAACTACCAAGTCGTCACTCTCTCGAAACACAAAGGCTGTCCGATTGCTGTAATCATCTGATCCAAAAAACTGATGCAACAACATCACTTCACCTCAAATTCTTCGCACCAGTCTTTCAGACCGACCTTGCCCTTGCTCATCTGGTATAGCTTCATCATCTGCTTTGATGATGGCGGTGCTTTACGATTTACCCAGTTATGCACTGTCGGTTGTGTCACATCTAGCATTCTCGACAGATCAGCCTGTCTAATGCCCTTCGTTACCAGCCATTCTGCCAATTTCATTTTATTATCCTCACGTTACAAATTAATAATATAAATCTAATATAATTTTTTACTTGCTAGGTCAACCACAATAAGTTAAAACAGATTTATAACAAAGGAGATTCACAAAATGGAAACAGAAATTAATAAATATAGAGAATTATTGCGGAGGCACGATTGGTCTTTTGAGTTTAGTGAAGACCCTAGCACGTTTCGGCGTGGCATCGAGCAACTGAGAGAGATTGAGACAATCCAGAGTAAAATCGACAATGATTATGAAATCTGGAATGAGTACGCTCCTGATTTTTTCAAGAGAGGTAGTTATGTTGCCAAAAACATCTAGATCACAAGCACCACGTTATAACCGCGCAACTTATAAGGTTTGTATGATGGTTGAGTTTTATAAAGAAATGCTTATCAGTGCGGCTTGCGAAAAAGAAGCAAGAGAGCTAGCTGAGGCTAGGGTCAGAGGTAGGCAATCCAACATGTTCCAAAACGGCTACAGCGTTGGCGATATAGAAATTTTAGAGACTGAAGAACTATGAGCAAGTACAAAATTTATCTTAGCGAAAATGAAGCTAAGGCATTGAGAGAACTTATAGACCAGCCTGAGATTGCTAAAGCATTAAGTCGGAATACGCTTCAAGCCCTAATGTCTATTGGCAGAAAAATAGAGCGTCAGGCAGATTGGAACACTTGGTAATGAGTGAAGAAAACTTTTTAAAGATAGGTCTGGATCACTTCAGTCCATCACAGCTACTCCGGCCAACACCTAACTGGTTATTTGAGTATGTGTATCTGAGCAAGGATCAGCGCAGAGCCATCACAGTCGGCGAAAACGCCGCG